GGTTGGTTAACTTGGTTTGGTCGGCCAAACAACATCTTCTCTGTTTACTGCACTACTATTATTAGCAGGAACATCTCTCAATGCTTGTCTATATGTTTGCCATTCCGTCTTTTTTTCAGCACTTAATGGTGAATCAGCACCCTGTGTCCAATCTGATTCTTTTAATAAATTATTTCTGCGTTGTCTCATCCAAGCATATATGTCAAAGTTAAAAAAAGGATTAGGTTGTTCTACTACTTGTAAGGTATCTAAATCTATTCTGTATTCCATTGTGTTAGGCACATATCCATTTATACTTGCTAGATTAGGTGCTTGTTGTAGTTGTAATGCCAGTATTGCATCACTCATACGTCTACAGGTTTCTATTTTACCTGTGTCTGTTTTATAAACAATTCTATACATTATTTCTCACCCTTTGTGATACGTTTCATTTCGTATGCCATGTTTCCTATTGCTCTAGGATAACCATTTGCTGTGTCATCATCCAATGTGCTGTATCCTTGTAATCTTGCTGTTGCTGTAATGGGTTTCATATCAGCAGGCAGACTATAACTTGTTGGATCTAATGATACTTTTTTAGTATCTGTTAACTGTGGTGGTGCTCCATCTATGTTTGTAAAGGATACACCTCCTCCACCAATATTTTGATTACTGCTATGTGTAGCATTAGCAAATTGTATAGTCACATTATTACGGAATGCTGTGTCATAACCACCTACTGGTAATACACCACCCAAATTACCAACACCACTAAATGTATAATCACCTATATCTACACCTGATATGTCATACACTTCTGGTGTTATAAGATCACTATAGGTTGTTGAATTGCTCATAGTAGTATTACTTAAACCTGCGTTCTCTAATTGAGCACCAGCACCAAATATCTGCATTGTCTGATTGGGTATAACATTTCCAAATGTATTAGCGTCTAAACTTAAATTACCATATGTGCCGTTAAATGCACCTGGTATAGGTATGCCTGTAATAAAGGGTATTCTGGGTAAGCCTATGTTAGCAAAAGGCGGATCTTCCTGTGTTACTAAGCCTGTGTAAACACTGTCACTATATTCAAGTGCAATTATTTCACAAGTTAAACTACCATCATCTGCTTCTACTTCTTTAATACGCATAACTCTAAACAATTTATTTGTAAAACCATACATACTGTTTGTTAGTTTAATAACATCGCCCACATCCACTTGTATAAAACTGTGATCGCCTGTAAATTGAACAACTTTGTCTAAACGTGTTTGATTTAAATCTATATTTGCTAATATTTCAGCATGAACTTTATTGTTAATCATGTCTATGCTGTAACTGAGTTTGTTATCAGGCTCTCCTGAATTACGATTTGCGGCAGGTGTTTCCAACAGTATACTGTTACGTTGATCCCTACGTGTTTTGTCATAATATTCTACTTCTACTTGATTATACATTTGATATAAATCGGTGTTTTGAACTTTTAAACTACTGATAATATTATCATCATTAGCCACAAAACAGTTTGCTTGGTCTGGATATATTTTGTTAGGTATGCCTTTGTATTTACCCTGTTTGCCGTCAAATAACAAATAACTACCACACGCCATCATTAGTTTATCCATGTTAGTAGCAACATCTGTTGCTGTGCTTAATGTTCCGTTAATCTGATAACGTTGAACAGTTGAATTACCACTGGGATATTGTGTATATGTAACAAATTCGTCTGCATAACCTCCCACACTGCTGTTACCAGCACCCTCAAAACTGTCTACATCAATTAAACTAGTGGGTATACCTGCACCGTATCTATCGTTAGTCATATAATCTATCATTACATTGCCTGGGCTATCTAAACTGTTTTTAATATTGAATGTCATAGCATCCATATTTGTTAAACCCTGTTCTGCATCATAATCTATTTCCACCATTGCAAAAACTAAATCTGTTGCTTTGTATGTTGTTGTTGATGTCCAGTGAGGCATCATTGTGGTTGCCGCTACTGGAGTTACACCACTGGGAAATATCTGATTTGAACTTGCTGTGCCGCCAGCATATATTCTAACACGTATTTTACCGTTCCAGTTGTTTTCTGTTGTGCCGTTTGCATCATAAACACTTTGAACTATGTGAGCACTAGCACCACTACCAAAATTAAGTTTTTTATCACCAAAACGTATGCCCTGTGCACCTAAACTGAATGTTCCTGAGTCTGTTTTTTCACCTAACACTAAAAAGAAGTGCATTGTTTTGTTTTCATTACTGATAGCGGCATCACATATGGGTCCTGATGTTAAAACATCACCATATATAACTTGTATTCTGTTACCTGTGTCTGGTGCTAACTGTATTCTTGTTCCGGCATCAGGTCCTATGCCTGGTATGTCTGGTTTTAACATACTTCCAAATGCTCTTGCTGTTCCCACAGCCAAACCAGCGGTAACAACACCTGCTATAACTGTGGCCGCATAAGTTCCTGCTAATGTGCTACCCAAAGCACCACCACCTGCAACTAATAATGCTGTTCTTACAAAATTAAATACTGCCACTACTGCTGATGCCATTATTTACTCCATGAATAATTTGTTTCCAGTTTGTTAAACCCGTATTTTTCATAATCTACTGGTAGTTTTTCCAAACTTGTTATTACAAAATTGTCTATTATGCCATTGTCTAACAAATACAATGCACGTTGTTTAAATGCATTTATAAGTTTGACACCTGCATTATGCTTAAATCCTGTTGATGTTACCCAAAATGCTATTTCACGCAACCAATTGACATTGTTTAACCAAATGTTTGGCATTATTGCACCTATTATTACGCCCTCAATCTTGTTATTGTCTTCTGCTACTAATACAACACCTGCCTTTTGACAATTACACAATAAATTGCGTATGTATTTGTCATTGTATTCTGGATTTTGCAATTCTGTTAATTCATTAAAATTAGCCATGTCTATTAGCAATTCCATTATTCTGTCATAATCTTGAAATGTAGGTGTTCTTATAATCATTATCTTTCCTGCACTCTTCTTCGTCTGTCATCACCAGGGCCTCTGCCGCCACCGCCACCGCCTCCGGTGCCTCCGCCATAGCCACCGCCTGCTTTGTATTCTCTACCAAAGTCAAATGCTGTGTTGTATAAATCTGGTATTTTGTTAAACACTAAATCACCTGCATAAAGACGTTTGCGTTCTTCTGGGTTAGTTCTTTGTCCTTTTATTTTATTTTTAAGCACTGTATTAATACTGCTGGTCATTATGCTTATTGTGACTGTTTCGGTATCCTGTAATCTGTTTGCATCATCCTGTAAACTAAAATTAGTAATAACACCTTTGTATCTTGTGTATACTTGTCCAGGTATAATTTCATTGGTTGACAAACTAAAAAAACCTCTGCGTATTGTAACATTACCGCCCTTAATGGGTTCTGCTAACATTAAACTTAAATAATCTTGCTTACTGGGTATACCACTTAAACTTATACTGACATCACCCTCAGTAGTTCTTAGATCGTCACTGAAGTCATCTACTGCAATAAAAGTTCCAAGTTCGTTATATACATTACCATCTATTGTAATGGGCTTGTATGCATTACTCATATAAAATACATTACCGCCAACTTGGACATCTATAAACAATGCATGACTTATATTGTCATTTTGAACTGGTGTAATAGTAGTTGGCATTATGTAAGAACCTCAATTAATTCAAAATCATCATCAAAACTTATTCTGTCATAGGGAACAACAGTATATGTTGGCATAATTAATGCCTTAACATGAAACCTTACGTTATTACCAATTCTAAATCCTCCTGTGTTTAGTGCAACACCATCTTGACTTAATATGGGTCTATGCACAGGCACTGTTACATTACCCACACTAAATGCTACGTCACTGGTTACTTGGTAAGGGTATCTGTATGTGCTAGTGTTACCTAAAGGCTGTATATAGTCTCCCTTTTTAAACAGGGTTGTAGGTGTCCCCACAACACTTGTAGTATCAACATATATATTAGCACCACTGGTGCTGTTCAGTGCTAATGCATTTAATTGTGTAACATTGGCATCGCCCTGATATGCTGTTAGATAACTTAAATTCGTATTTGTGCTACCTATATCAACGTTTGATTCTACGTTTCTATCCAGTGTGTCTAGATCTTCTAATAAACCTCTGTTTGTGCTGTATGTTAAACCATCAGCCACAGTTAATGTAAATCTATATAAACTGCCCTGTTGCACACTTGTTTTTATATGCCCACTACGACTAACTGTTTGGCCTATACCTTTACGTTTATTAATGTTTAGTGTGCTGGTGTTATCTATAATTGTTTGCAAACTCATTATCTTGCTCCTGGCAACCTACGTTGTCCTGCTCTTGTTACACTGTATATAAATTCTGGATCTCTGGCAACTAATGCTTGGAAACTGGGTGCGTCTACGGCATTAATATTGTATGTAACAACTGAACCACCCAATGCTCCGTTAGGAACTATGGTTCCATTTTGGTTTGGCACAAATAATTCTTCTCCCATTTCTCCCACGATGTATGGTCTGTTTTTCATTACAGGCCCCCCTTGTGCTCTGGGTTGTATACTTGCTTTACCACCTGAAAATACTAATTTTTTAGTTGGAGCAAAGAATCCAAATATTGAACTTAATATTTGTTCCACAAAAAACAGTCTAATAGCATCTGCTATAAGTTGTTTTACTAGTGTTTTGAAATAATCTTTAAAACTGTCTAATGCATTTTTACCTTCCAGTAAACTGTCTGCTAAATTTTTACTTAAACTTTCATTAGCACTCTTAAGTGCATTTAAAAAATTGCCCTCAATTTCTTCTCTTATACCTTTAAATGTGTCTTTTATTGTTTCACCACTATCTTGTATTTTAACTGTGGATTCTGATATTTTTTCTGCGGCATTTTCCATTATAAATGCCATGTCTGTTATACCAGCATCTTCCATGCCAAAATCATCTGGTAATTGTCCGAGGAAGTTTGCTTCATCAAATGCTTTATCAACTATTTCAGGTAAATCAAATATTTTACCCTTTTCCATACCTTTAGCGAATGCATCTGATATTGCTTTACCTGTTTCTTCAAATCCTTCAAATCCTTGGCCTGTGAATATTCCCACAATACCATCTTTTATTTTTTTGCCCAATGCCATTACACCATTGAGCGTTCCAAAAAATGCACCTATGGCTTCATTAGCAAAATGTTTGAATGCCCATACTAGTTTTTGACTTACTGTTCCTTCTAATTGTGTTAAAACTGCTATAGTTCTTACAATTTTAATTACTAATGTTGCTATAGCAACTATTAATGTTCCTTTAAAAAATTTACTTAAAACTCCGGCACCTCTAACAACTTGTTTGATGGCCGCACCCATACCTGCTAACCTTAAGGTTGCGGAATTTATTACTTGTGTAAATATTTTAAATAATTTTAAACCAATTATAGCCGCAATCACATCACTTAATGCAATTAATGTATTGACTACAGGTTCTAATGTTGTCATTATACCAGCAAATACTTCTTCTAATGTGCCGGCGCTTTTAACAAAACTTTCTGCTTGTATGGCACCTTGTGTTAAACCATCTAAAACTCTTACTAATGTGGGTTCCAATTTCTCAAAGAATGCGGCGGCTAAATTTTGAACTGCAATTTGTAAGTTGGAAAATTTAACACTTACGTTGTCTAATTTAGTTTGTAATGTGCCACCAAATCGTTCGTTTAAGCCTTCTGTTAATTTGGCAATAATTATATTTGCGCCTTCTGTTGTTTTACCAAATTCACTAACTTCTAATCTTGCTAAACCTAATTTTTCTTTAAGTATTTGGAATACAGGAATACCTCTATCTGCTAACCTGTTTAAGTCTTCAAGTCCTAAACCACCTGCTGTTGAACGTGACACAAGGTCTAAGGCGGCTTGGAATGTGCCCATCTGGTCTGTGGTAACACTAGCCGTATCGGCAAATGTCATTAATAATTCTTCAGTGGGTTCTACACCAGCACCTTTTAACTGTATAAATGCGTTTGTTAATGTGTCAACACCAAATTGTGTTTCCAAACTGAATTTTTTAATTCTGTCAAATGCTTGAGCACCTTTTTCAGCACTACCAAATACAGCGTTTAAACTGTCTTGCAAATCCTGAAACTTAGCACCTACGGTAACAACACCCTGTAATCCTTTAGCGGCGGCTACAACACCACCAATTGCGGCGGCCATTTTGCCAAAACCAGATACACCAGTCTTACTGAATTTATCTATTCGTTGTTCACTGTCCTTAATACTTTTGTTAAACTGACGATTATCGGCTTGTAATGTTACTTCTACCTTTTTACTCATTATGTTACCCTCTTAACAAAATTACCAACTAATTTATCTATTTGTTTTAGTGTGGGTTCTGTCATACCTTTTGGTGCTTGTTTACTCCAGCCCTCATCTAACCTACCTGCATAAGGGTATCTGGCACCTATTGTTACTTTGTTTTCAAGTTTTGTTCTGTTTTTAGCATTACCCTCTTTGATAGGAGTAAGATTTTTAAAATAACTGTAAGCAGACTTCATAACTTCTTCAGGCATAATTTCCAGTTTATCAAACATTCTGTCAACTTCTGAACTGTTAATTTTAATTT